TAAATCAAGAGTAACTGGCACTTTAACTACTTACTTTGATAGTAAAACTCTCTATGAGAAGTTTGTAAATGAAACTGCTAGTGAAATCGTACTAACACTTACTGATGTTGATGGTAATGATATTCAGATTGATATTCCTAATGTGAAATACAACTCTGGCCAACCAGATGTATCAGGCGAAGGCTCAGTAACAGTATCAATGGACTTTGTGGGCTTATATAGCTCATCTGACGCAAGTCAATTAGTCTTTACTAGGACTGCTGCCTAATTAGGAGTAAATATGGAACTGTCTTTATTGGAGACAGTCGATAACCATGAAGAAGGTGCAGAGTGTCAAATACTCTCGCCTTCTGATGGTAAGTTGACTGATGTTTTTATTAAGTTAAAAGGCATCGATTCTAAGGAGTGGAGATCACAAAGGAAAAAGCAAACCTCTCAGCTTCTATCTGCTAGAGCATCTGGTAAATTGGATGATCTGGATTTTGATTCCTTAGATATCGAAGCACTTGTTGAATGTACTATAGGTTGGCGAGGTATTGTCGATAAGGGTAAAGAATATAAGTATAGTAAGGGCAATGCTCGTAAACTATATGATTCATCACCTTTTATCGTGCAACAATTACTTGAGTTTGTGGGTAAACGCCAAAATTTTACTCAGGACTAATTGACGAGTTTGTCGAATATGGCAAGTGGTGTTATTGGATCAATAGCATCCCTGAAGGCTCAAAGATTAGTCGTATAGAAACATTTAGACAAGTAGAGAAAACGACTGGCAAGAAACCCAGAGAGCTTGCCAATGCACCTCAATTAAGAGAAGAACTTAGCTATGTTTATAGTGCGTACAGTGCTTTAAACGATTATACTTATACAGAACTGTCAAATTATATGTTATTGACAGGTATCCAATTAGATGATTGGGAAATACAAGCTATAATGGAATTAGCAAAAGAAAGGTATAAGATCAAATAATGGCAACTGAATTACATACATTACGAGTCGAAGTTAGGAATAACTTTCCTAAATTAGCGCAAGATACTGAGAAAGCTAGAAAAGCTAGTGATGAATTCAGTAAAGAATACCTACAACTCAAAAGAGCTACTGACTCCACTTTTGATTCACAGGTCAGAATGCAGAAGGAATTGGATATTATCCAAAAAGAATTCCAACAAGGTTCTATTAGTGCTGACGAATATCAGGCCCATTTAAGCAGATTAAGTCAAATGCAATCTATGGCAGGTGGCAGTGCTAGAGGTACAGGCGTTGATATGCGTAACCTTTCCTATCAGATTCAGGATGTCGCTGTACAAGCAAGTATGGGTACAGATTCCCTAAGAATATTATCAATGCAAGGCCCTCAAATTGCATCAGCCTTTGGCCCTGCTGGTGCTGCTTATGGTGCTGTAATCGCTATAGGTGCAGCTGTAGGTGGTGCATTGATGCCATCTTTATTAAATGGTAAAGATGCAATGGAAGAATTAAGCGAAGCAGTTGAGGCACTAGATGACATCTTTGATACTACATCATATTCTGTAAAAGGCTTTAATGATGAAATGCAAGAATTATTAAAAACTAATGAAGCTCTTGCCCAATTAAAAATAGAATCAGCTATGTTAGGTATAGCAGATTCCATTCATTTAGCACAAGAAGCCCTTGAAGATATAAATAGCCCTATAAATCGAATGATTGACTATAATGAATCATTGGCTACTGCTGTAGGTCAAGCTGCAGGTGGTATAAGGAGACAATTAAATTATGCACTTCGAGAGGCACAAGAAGAATATGGCCTTACAGAAGGAGAAGTTATTAGCCTTACTGAAAGTATCACTAATTTAGATGATACAAATAATCAAAGTATTCAATCACTATTAGAACAAATAGCAGCTATAGATCATGGAACTGAAGCATTTTCAAGATATAGAGATAGATTAGCTGAAGTATTAGGTTTGCAATTACAATTAAATGGCGCACAAAAGGTTGCAACAGATCAATTAGTGCCACTCAATGTAAATACTAGAACATTAGATGAGTCACAGTTAAAGGTTACTGATTCATTTTATAAGAATCGTGATGCAATGTATGAGAATTTTACTTATCTTGATTCGTTGAACGCAGGATTAGGGGAAATTGATGTTACTACTAGAAGAATGAATTTAGGCATGGAAAACCAAGTGGCATTATTCAAGGAAAACTCTGAATGGTTATCAACTTACGCTAATAAAGAAATGAGTTTTGCTACTAAAGCTAAAGATGTATTGATGTCTACCAATGCAGGCAAGATTATATCTACAAGTTATTCTGCTGCTATGAAAGCCTATGAAGCATTGGCAGGTATACCAATAGTAGGCCCTGCATTAGGTGCTGCAGCTGCAGGTACAATTATTGCAACAGGCGCAAGATTCGCAGCTCGATCTATATCTGGTAGGGCGTTAGGTGGTCAAGTTAGAGGTGGTGAAACATATTTAGTGGGAGAAAGAGGCCCTGAATTGCTTACTATGGGTGGTCGTGGTGGATTTGTTACACCAAATGACCAATTGAGATCACAAACTATTAACAATAATCAAGGTAATACAGCAAATGTTACCTTTAATATCACAGCTAACGATACAGCAGGCTTTGACGAACTACTTAATAAACGCAGAGGGCAGATTATAGGTATGGTTAACCAAGCCCTTAACAATTCTGGTAGGAGAAATCTAGTATGAGTGGAACATATCCCACAACACCTGAATTTCGTGCCATAAATATTACTTCTAGGCACTCTAATTTGGTCTCTGAGACACGATCTGGTCGTAGGCAGGCTAGGAGTATAGGAACGCAGAGATGGGCGTTTACAGCGCAATATAATCCCCTTACAAGGGAAGAATTTATGCCTGTCTATGCCTTTGTTATCAGTCAGGATGGACAAAACAGCACTTTTACTATTGAGCCACCTGTTATAAGTGATGCTCAAGGCAATATTTCAGGCACTATGCTTGTTAATGGTATTCATGCTGTAGGTAGTACACAAATAGCTGTGGATGGTTCATCTGGTACGATAAAAGCAGGAGACTTTGTTAAATTTGGACATAGCAAAGTGTATATGGTTACTAGCGATTTAACAGGTGCAGGTACACTTAATATCATACCTGCATTAACTACTGCCCTAGCTGATGATGAAACAGTCAGTTACGATAACATTACATTTACGATGAGGTTAAACAATGACATTCAAGAGTATTCATTAAACGCTAATGAATACTATACCTTTGAAGTGGATATGATAGAGGTTGTCTAATGGCAAGGACAATACACGCTGATACGATTACAGCACTACAATCAGATTCAATTAAAATGGCAAATCTTGTGGTACTTGGTTTTACCACAACTGTCAGAGTAACTGATTACTTTCACGACATAGAATACAACTCTAATACTTATTCAGCATCTAGCCATTTATTAGAGATAGGAAGCCCAAGAGAAACTAGGGATTTAAATGTTAATACTTTAAATATTCGATTATCAGGTGTTGAGCAATCCTATGTTTCTATTGTCCTTACGCAAGATTGGATAAATAAATCAGTCACTATTTATCGTGCTGTCATAGATACAGATGGGACTATTATAGGTGATCCTATTAATATCTTTCAGGGATTGATTACACAGTTTGAGATATCAGAAGATACCAATTCTGTAGATGTAGATATACAAGCAGCTTCACATTGGGCAGACTTTGAGAAAACAGCAGGAAGATTAACTAACGATAACAGACAAAAGCAATTCTTTCCTACCGATGATGGTATGAACTTCGCAGCCCAAACAGTCAAAGATATTAAATGGGGTAAAGGCTAATGGGATTAAGAAGGTTCTTTGACAAACTATTCGGTTTTATTGGTGATGTTGTAGGTTGGCTAACAGGTGCTAAAGATAAGGACTTTGATGGTAAGCAACAAGGCTATCTACTAAACAAACAATCTAATATAGAGCCTATCCCTGTTGTTTATGGTAATCGTAAGATTGGTGGTACACGAGTCTTTGTAGCTACATCAGGAACAGACAATCAGTATCTTTATGTTGTTTTAGTATTATGCGAAGGCGAAATCCAAGCCATTGATGATGTTTATATTGATGATGTCATTAGTACAGACAGTCGTTTTAGTGGCTTAGTTACCATTAATAAATATACAGGCACAGATGCACAGACAGCCGATAGTATGCTTGTCAATGCTTCGATAGGGTGGACAAGTGCGCATAAATTGTCAGGATTGGCTTATCTTGCTATAAGATTTAAGTTTGATGCTGATGCCTTTGGCGCAGGCATTCCTACGATTCATGCAGTCGTTAGAGGTAAGAAAGTCTATGACGCTAGAACAAGCACTACTGCTTATAGTGATAATCCTGCCTTATGTTTAAGGGATTACCTAACCAATACTAGGTATGGTAAAGGTTTATCTGCAAGTCTTATTAATGATACGCAATTTAATACAGCAGCGACTACCTGTGAAACTACAGTTACTAAATATACAGGCGCACCATCAGATACGCAGTTATTCCAATGCAACGCAATAATTGATACAAGTCAGACACTTTTTGACAATGTAAAAATCCTTTTAACAGGAATGAGAGGACTTTTACCTTTTCAGAATGGTACTTATGGCCTGATTATAGATGGTGATCCAAGCAGTAGCTTTGCTTTTAACCACGATAATATTGTGGGTGGCATTACGATCAGTAGTGCCAACAAGAATAATAAGTACAATCAAGTCGTAGCCAAGTTTACTAATCCTGACACAAATTGGATGCCAGATAGTATTACCTATCCAGAAGTTGATAGTGCAGATGATACAACATGGCTATCAGAAGATAATGGCGAAAGATTACGCACAGAAATAACACTACCCACTACAACAGATGTTTATGTAGCAAGGGATATTGCAAGAGTTGTACTAAAAAGCAGTCGTAACCAATCCCTACAAATATCCTTTATCAGCACATCAGAAGGCTTAAATTGCTCTATAGGTGATGTTGTTACTGTTTCACATGAAACACCTGCATGGACAAACAAAGAATTTAAGATACTTAGCCTAGAACTATTAGACAATGGCGAAGTCAATGTAGTAGCGCAAGAGCATGATGGTGCAATATACACATGGGATGACGATGGACAAGTTGATGCAGTTGTATCAAGTACCCTGCCTAATCCCTTTACAGTAGCAGCACCTACAAGTCTAGCAGTTACAGAAACATCAGCGATTAGTAAGGATGGTACTGTTGCACCTGCCCTACAATTTACATGGACAGCATCAGCCGATTCATTCGTTACATCTTATGAGGTACAGTTTTTAGGTACTAGTTCATTTGATTACGGATTAATTACTCAAGCCTATGAGGAGAATGAAAGCTGGGGAAACATTACAACAGCATACGATGAGACAGAAAACTATGGCTCAATCACAGAAACAGTAGCGCAAGATGCACCTTATTACCAATCAGCCTTTGTTAATACCACGCAATACATTCTCACAGGCATAGCAACCAATGTTGAATTTGCCTTCAGGGTAAGAGGTGTTAATGAATTAGGTGTTAAATCAGCATGGGTAAGTACCACAAGTACAGCAGTAGGCGATACTACTCCACCTGCGCTACCTTCAGGAATTACAGCAACAGGTGGCTTACAATCGATCACAGTACAATGGACTAATCCTACTGATGCAGACTTTGCCCATGTCGAAATCTTTACCAATACTGTTGATAACTTTGCATCTGCAACTTTATTAGGTAAATCAGGTGGTACAGAATTCACTCATGTAGGACTTGGTTATAATGTCACTCGTTATTATTGGCTTAAATCTGTTGATTATTCCTTTAATAAATCAGCGCAAACAAGTTCAGTAAGTGGCACATCATCACAAGTAGATACCGATGCTTTTACAGCAGAAGTAAATGCCCTATTCCAAGAAGCAGGTGCATTTGGTATTGAGCCTGTATCTAGTTTACCTGCTGAAGGCTCATTTGATGGACAAATAGTATTCCTTACAACGGATAGCACTTTATATGTCTGGGATGCTACAGCAGAAGAATGGACAGACGAGATATTTACTACAAGTGCAGTTGCAGGTGGAAGTGTCACAGCAGCTTCCTTTACAGCAGGTATTGAGCCTATTAGCATTGTTGCTAGTTTGCCTAGCCCAACAGGTTATACAGGCCCTAATGTTTTGCTTTTAACGACTGATAAGAAACTATATCGCTATGATTCATCTGTACCTGAATTTACCACATTAATAGATGCTGTTGATCTAGATGGTACTTTAGCAAGTGCAAACTTTCCTAACAGTTTAAGACCAGTAGAAAATGTTTCATCTCTACCAAGTACAGGTAACTTTGAAGGTAGGGTAGTCTATCTAACTACAGACGATAAATTATATCGACATACAGGTAGTGCATGGACAAGTGCTGTACCTGCTACAGACTTAACAGGTACATTAGCATCAGGGCAAATAGCAGATTCAGCTATAACAAGCGTTAAATTAGCCAATGACGCAGTCACAAATGCGAAACTGGCTGTGGACAGTGTTCAAGGCGATGTCATAGCAGCTTTAGCCATAACTGAAACGAAAATAGCATCTGATAGTATTTCTACAGCCAAAATTCAAGCATCAGCCATAACAGCCTCAGAGCTGGCTGCAAATTCAGTGACAGCTACAGCCATAAGTAGTAACAGTATAACAGCAGCGAAAATTGCTTCAGGGGCAGTCACAACAGCCAAGCTAGATGCCCTAGCAGTGACTTCAGACAAATTGGCTGCTAACTCAGTTAATGCCTCAAAAATATTGGCAGGCAGTATCACGAGCAGTGAGATTTCCTCGAATACCATAACAAGTAATAATATATTGGCAGGCACGATACAAGCCTCAAATATAGCAGCAGGGGCTATCTCAAGTACCTTATTAGCAGCAGATAGTGTCGTTGCAGGGAAAATAGCAGCCAATGCTGTCACAAGTACCACCATAGCAGCAGATGCTATTACAGCAGGTAAGATTGCAGCAGGTGCAATTTCTACTGATGCTTTGCAAAGTAACGTGATCACAACAGACAAATTAGCAGCTAATTCCGTTACTGCTGGTATCCTTGCAGCTAGTGGAGTGATAACAAGTGCAGCCCAAATAACTGATGGCATTATTACTAATGCTAAGATTGAGAATGGCACTATTACAAGTGCAAAAATAGGCACAGCAGAAATAGAAACCCTTAATATTGCAGGGCAAGCAGTCACAGTACCAGCTAGTGCTTACAGCGTATCAGGGCAAGTAATCAATGCAGATACGCCAGATTTACCAGTAGCAGGCGTTACAGAAACCATACAAACACTTAGTATGTCTGTTATTAGTGGTAGTCCTGTATTCTTAAATGGTAGCTGTTTTATCGATTTATCAAGTGGCACAGCACATAACGAAGTACAACTGGAATTATATCGAGGTGCTACTAAACTTATCGAATATAATAAGTCTAGCGCAGATAATACTGAGGACTTTTGGGTAATACAGTATGTAGATACACCAAGTGCTACAACGACTTATACCTATTATTTAAAAATACAGTTTTATCCATCAAGCAGTTTTAAGGCAGATGTCTTAACAGCATCTTATAGATTATTAACAGCATTACAGACTAAGAGATAATGAAATCAATAGTTATATACGATTACGATACAGGTATTATCAAAAGGGTAGTTAACTGTCCTGATGATAATGTTAACTTACAACTAGATGCAGGCGAAGCAGTCGTTGAAGGCTTTGCTGATGACAGCAAGCAAATGGTAGTTGATGGCCAGATCGTAGATAAAGATGCACCTAGTGACGCAGAAAAGAATGCACAAGCATTACATAAGCTAAGAAAGATGCGTAATGATATGTTAAAACAATGCGACTGGACAATCTTGGCTGATGCACCATTAACCACCTACAAGAAAGGCTTGTGGAAAACCTACCGACAAACATTAAGAGACTTACCAGATACTTATGCAGATATTACAAATATTAATCAGGTAGATTTCCCAGAAGCACCAAACTAAGTATAATAAGTTAGAGGAATTATATGACTAAAGCAGTACAACGAAGAAAAGGCACAGACTCAGAGCATAGCACTTTTACAGGGCTAGAGGCTGAGATTACTGTTAATAGCACTAATAAATCTGTTCATGTCCATGATGGCAGTACAGCAGGTGGCTTTGAATTAGCCAGAGCAGATGGTAGCAATGTCGATGACTTCGCTGTAGGTGGCAATCTAACAGTCACAGGTAATACAACCATTAATGGCACACTAACATTAGGTGACGCTGATACAGATTCTATTACCATTAATGCTGACTTAACCTCTAATCTTATTCCTAATGCAGATGATACCTATGACATTGGAAGTGCAACAAAAGAATGGAAAGATATCTATATTGATGGTACTGCCTATATTGATGCCTTAAATTTTAATGGCACAGCAATTACAGCGACAGGTGCAGAACTAAACTATGTTGATGGTGTTACAAGTGCAATCCAAACACAAATAGATGGTAAGCAAGATAGTGACGCACAACTTACTGATATAGCAGGATTAACTCCTACAGATGGTAATTTTATTGTAGGCGATGGCGCAAATTTTGTTGCAGAATCAGGTGCAACTGCTAGGACATCTTTAGGTTTAGGTAGCATAGCCACACAAGATAGTTCATCTGTATCTATTACAGGTGGTAGCATTGATGGTGTTACTATTGGTGGCTCATCAGCAGGTGCTATTACAGGTACAACCATAACAGCTAATACCTCTATTACAGGTACACTAGCCACAGCAGCACAAACAAACATCACAAGCGTTGGTGCATTAAATGGCGGTTCAATTACATCAGGCTTTGGAAGTATTGATGTGGGCTCTTCTGCAATCACTACAACTGGTACGGTTACTGGTGGCACATTAGCAGGAACTTTATCTACAGCAGCTCAACCTAATATTACAAGTGTTGGAACTCTTACTACCTTTACCTCAACAGGTATAGACGATAACGCAACCAGCACAGCGATTACGATTGATTCCAGCCAGAACGTGGGTATTGGTACGAATATTCCTGTTTCTGAAGTTCACATAGCAAGCGTTAGTCCAATACTAACATTACAAGATACAAATAGTACTGAACCTCTATCTACTTACATTGATTTTTTAGATAGTGCTGGGAATGAGCATGGTTGGATTGGTTATGGTTCTGGCTCATTGGATACTATGCAGATAGCTAATGGTTATGATGACATCATTTTCTTTACAGGAACAGATGGGACTACTTCAGAAAGAATGCGTATCGACTCATCAGCAGGTAACGTAGGTATTGGTACGAGCAGTCCACTAGGTTTACTTGAAATAAATGGCGGTACAGGTGTATCAACAAGTGGCGGAACTTTAATAGTTAGACAAGATGGTGATGCTAGTACAGATGGAATTGCTTTAACAAGTAGCAATGCTATTTCTCATAGAATTTGGAAGGATGTTAATGGTAAATTAAACATAGGTCCAAGTACCCTACCATCTGCTTTGGTTCAAGACACATCAGGCAAC